GACCATAGGTTACGGAAATACTTACTACACAAACGGCAAAAAAGTCACGCTATTGGACAAGTCAATAACCGAACTCGAAGCGTTTGAGATGTTTAAAGTAATTGCGGACAAATTTGCAGCAAGAGTTAGTAAACTTGTAACGGCTCCGCTTGATCAGGGACAATTTAACGCGCTGGTTTCACTAACGTACAACATAGGCCCTGCCAACTTCGAGAAATCCACACTTTTACGCAAGGTCAACTTCAACCACTTTGATCCGTCAATTCGGGCCGAGTTTCTAAAATGGAATAAGGCAGGCGGGAATGTTTTAAAAGGTCTCACAATTCGACGCAAAACCGAAGCCGACATTTATTTTGGAGAGTAAAATCACATACAAGGGCGAAATCGCTCGCGAGTATATAGCAAAGTTTCCGAAGTCATCAACGATGGCAATCTCGAGACTATTGCACCAGGATTACCCGATTGACTTCACAAGCGTAGACAACGCTCGCGGTATTGTTAGAACGCATCGCAACGAACGCTCAGACCGTCAAGATAAAAACGCAATCGGAGAACGAACGGAACAAGAAAAAAAAGACTTTATGAAATCCAAAGCATTTGAATTACCAGAAAGCGACTACGAGAAACAAGGCACCATTATTGTGCCAAACAAAAACATTTTGTTTTTAACGGATATTCACTTCCCTTATCAAAACAACGACGCGCTTAGATTAGCTATCGACTACGGCAAGGCTGAGAATGTCGACTGCGTTTATTTAAATGGGGACACAATCGACATGTATATGCTATCGCGTTTTATTAAAGACCGACGCCTTCGCAATATGGCCGACGAGTTGGAGATGACGCGTAACTTTTTAAAGAATTTGCAAGATCACTTCCAATGCCCGATATATTTTAAGATTGGCAATCACGAAGACCGCTGGCAAAACTTCCTTAAAATGCAAGCTCCCGAGTTGTTAGGTATTCCTGACTTTGAACTTGCAACAATTTTACGCTTTGGCGAGTTTGGAGTGCAAGAGGTCAAGTCAAAACAAATCGCAAAAGCGGGTAAATTGCCACTATTACACGGACACGAATTTTTCAGCGGCTTTGCGCCACCTGTTAACCCAGCGCGAGGCCTTTATATGAAAGCAAAAGAGTCTTGTATTATTGGACACCACCATAGAACGAGCGAGCATACTGAGGTTAATCTTAGCGGAGACGTAACTACAACCTGGAGCGTGGGTGCATTATGCGGATTATCTCCCGAATATATGCCCTATAACAATTGGAACAACGGATTTGCTCACATTAAAGTTGAGAAGGGTGGCGATTATGAGGTCAATAACTTGCGAATTGTAGAAAATAAAATCCGATAATATGAGATATTTATTCCTATTGCTATTATTGACGAGCTGCGGGGCGCGTAAAGTGAACAAAAGCACAACCGAGACCGAGACAAAAAGCGAGATTAATGTTGTTGATTCCACAAAAGTATATACAAATGAGATATCCGAAGGGGATATACATACCGATGAGTTTGAGATCACGCCAGTGGACACGCTCAAACCGATTGTTATTATAGACTCGCAAGGCAAAAAGACTACAATTAAAAACGGTCGTATTAAGAAACGAACGCAAATAAGCCGATTTAAGGCTTTAAAATCTACAACCCTACATAATACACGCAAAACTCAAAAGACTGCGACACAATCGACCAAAGTAAGCGAGAAACACGTTGAGCGCAAAGAGTGGTTCGGTTGGATTTGGTTACTACTTATTATTGCGGCAATTCTCTACATTTACCGCCGCTTTTTTATCTCCCGTTTTATTTAGAATTTGTATAAATAAGCATTAAAAACAAACTTTGTTTAATTTTTTGTTGTTTAATTAATTTATTGTTATAGATTTGTACTCAGATAACAACAAATAAAAACACAAACACTATGACAAATTTATATCCAAAACGCGAAATACTAATTGAAACAGTTAAAACAAATTCACTAAGCAGAATTTCAGATGCTATAATTCATTTTAAAAATTATAATGTAAATGAAGATAAAATAGATTACTACACTATTACAGGTGAAAAAAACGCTTGGTACGATATAAAAGTAAATTTTTTATATGACCAAATGATGGAGCAAATAAAATCAGAATACAAAGATTCGTTTAATAGAGTAATGAAAGTTCAAAAAATAAATTAATAATTAAAACTATGAAATACTTTTTACAACATCGCAAACCGCAATACATTTTTTGTTTAATCTTGGCCACCTATTTTATCGGTCAACTAATCTTTAGATCATAATGGAAAATTTAGAACTTGAAATTAAAAAACACGAACGCGCCTTGAAAATCCTTGAGGCTTACAAAGAAAGTGACCGACGCTACAACGACCACTTGAGAAGGTTTACCGAACACGAAAAAATGTTTGGTTGGGATATGAGTTGTTGGCACAAAAAACAAATGGCAGTTAACCTTAATATTGGCCTTAGATTGGCCCGAATGTATGAGAACTTATAGACTATATTATTATACCGAGCAGTACGATGAGTGCTTTGATTACGACATCGACATTGAAGCCAGTAGCATCGCTGAGGCAGTATTAATTTTTCATCAATCCTCAATAGTTTGCAAGCGCATTTGGCGCGTTGAGGAGTTACCATTTAGACACAAACGATGAGAAACGAACGAGGCGCAGGCCGTAAAACTAAATTCAAGGAAGGCACGCAAACAAAAATATTGCACAAGCTAATCCCAATCGACTCGGAAAACGAGGTAAAACAATCAATCGAAAATATAATACAAAAATGGAAAAGACAAAAGTAAACCTCAAAGAGGCTAAAAAGTTCGACAAATGGATGAAAAAAACTGTCAAATCGGTTTACTATTCCGACAACAAAAAAATGTGTAACGCTTATTTAAAACTTAATTAAAATGGGAGCAACCGCCAAACTATTCTTAGAAAATTCAGAGCAACTAATCACGATGTATGAGCCTTCTTTTACAAAAAAAGACGCAATCCTTACAGGCAAGCGCATGGTCGACAATGTACTCGAAGAGGGTAACGTCGACAAGCATATGTTTATGGCAAACATTTGCCGACTTAAAGAGGTCGTAAATTCAGCCGACGCGGAAATGCGTAAGCACCTGCCCGAGGAGAAAATGACTTGCTACGGCGTTGAGTTCACACCAGTAAACGGAGGCGAAACTATAAACTTTGGAGACGATCCGATTTATCAGCAACTCAAGGCCGACCTTAAAGAGCGCGAGGAGCTGCTTAAATTGGCCCTTAAACAAACGCAAACAATATTCGACGCTTATGGTAACGAGGTGCCACAAGTATCGGTAACGCCTCGCAAATCAAGTATAACATTAAAATTTTAATTATGGAAGTAGGACAAAAAGTAAGATTGCGCGAGACAAGTATTTTCGTAGCACTGGAAGACCGCCACAACCCAAAAGACAAAGAGGGGACAGTTGTCGAAATAGGTAACGAGTCAAAGGACAAACGCAGAACGCAAGAGCTGCCGATTGTAGTTGATTGGGGTGGGTTTACAAATAGTTACCGTTATCTCGATTTAAATGAGTTATAGTAGAGCCTTAGAGATAGCAGCCAAAATCAAAGATGTTACAACTGTTGACGTCTTTGAGAAGCGGCGGACTCTACAAATAGTTGACGCTCGAGCGATGTTTTGCTACATTTTACGAGTTGATTTGAAATACAAATCGGTTGAGATTAGAGAGATTATACGAGAATTTAGGCCCTACGATCATGCGACAGTCTTGTATATGGTCAAGATATACGAGAGCGACGTGCGATATAGACGCCCCGACCTGGAGGAGTTACGCCTGCAATTAATCAATAAATACTCGCCTTACTTTGTAATGCTCACAAAGGCCAAAGCAATCGAAGACGAGGACTTAATGAATCAAATAATAAATTTTATAGAGAATTATGAAACCACAAAACAAAAAAGAGTTGATCTTTGTGACGCGAGCTGCAATTGAGGCCGCCACACTTTTACTAATTATAAGCGCAATAGGATGGCTAATTTCACACCTTTAACCAGGATAAAAAAAATAATGCGATTTTACTATAATCGCGGAGTAAATTCCGAGAGAGTCAATAAAATTTATAAAAAAATTTTGTCAGACAAATATAAATCAGTAATTTAGCATAATCATAATAACCGATGCAAGGCTCGAGCATCCTAATTTCGTGCCACAAAAAACAAATTATATTATGAGTACTTCAAACAGACGCGCTGCATTCTCGCAGCCAACAACAAACCCAGCAACAAAATTTTTTGAGTGGAAATCAAATGAGAAAACGTTTGCTTACTACGACAAAGAGAACAAGACAAACGTGAGCGTTGAGCTTCCGTTTAAATTCTTAGTTCTCGACGAACTCCATACCATAAAAGGTTGGAACGATGCAACCGAAAGCGGGATTTATTCAAACGAGGTTAAATATATCTCAAAGGATGAGTTAATCGTTAAGCCGTTTAAAGGCAACGAGATTGCGCGAGGTCTTTATAAAGACATCAAAGAGAAAGCAAAGGCCGCAGGAGGTCACTACGTAAAAAGTATTTATATAATGCTTGAGGGCGGGGAGATTGCAAACATACAACTTAAAGGTGCAGCCTGTCAAACGTGGGGCGATTTTACCGCAAAGAGTAAAAGCCGACTTGTTGACGAGTGGGTGTCGGTAGTTGGCTTTGACGAGGCTAAAAAAGGCAGCGTTAAATATACAACCCCTAAATTTGGTTATCTTTGCTCACTTGATGGGGCCGATGCCGACCTTGCAGACGAAGCGTTCAACACTTTGGAGGCTTATTTAAAAACTTACCTCACAAAATCGGAGCCAGTTATATCCGAGATTGAGGTTGAAGTTGAGGTTGATGACTTAGAGTTTTAAATTGGTTTGGTTAAATAGTTGAGAAAGCGGTCTACGGATCGCTTTTTTTATGCTTAAAGTACACATTTAAGCCGTTCCTATATACGCCCTTGGAA